GATTGAGTGGATCCTGGCCGGTGGCGAGGAAGGTGCGCCCCTTGGTGCAGATCACGACCGACTGGCCCATGATCGCGCCGCCCACCACCACGTCGCCGATCGGGTCGCGGTAGGCCGCCGGCCAGCCGGACGGCCTGTTGGCCTCGGAGCGCAGGATCGCGTGCTCGGTGAATCCGACCAGGAACTTGTTCGGGTGCAGCATGATCCCGAACATATCGTCGGGCGGGGCGATCATCGAGGGCGATTCGACCGACTCGCCCAGCGTGTTGAAGTCGATCGTGCCGGTCGTCGTGGCCAGGCCGACGGCGATCTCCTTCCAGAAGCGCAGCGCGGTGTTGCCGGTCGCGTCCGTCTGCGAAACGTAGACGCGCTTGTAGGGCACGTTGTAGTCGCCCGCCGGCGCCCCGTCCATCAGGCCGACCTCGAGCGTCTGGCCCGCGTAGTAGTCGATCGGGTCGGAGACTTCGGAGATCGGGCCCGGCTCGTTCCAGCTGTTCACGAACTGATAGGCCACCACGATGTTCACCGGGTCGCCCGCCGCAGGCCCGCTCACCAGCACCGTGGGCTTGGTCGCCGGCGCGGGCAGGCCCAGCCGGTAGGCCGCCGAGGGCAGCAGCGTGCCGGCCGTGCCGATCGTCGAGTCGGTGGACTTGGGCACCCCGTCGCCGGTGAAGAACACGCGCTCCTGCGTGTCGTTGGCCAGCGGCCCCGGGCACACGTCCACGTCGGTGAGCCAGTGGAACCAGTGCAGCACGTCCGAGTCGAGGTTGCGCCCGTAGCGGTAGAGCGTTTTCTTGACCCCGGTCTTGCCGAGCGCAAGCACGAAGGCCGGCGCCTTGATGGGCGTCAGCCCGCCGGTCGAGAGCTTGGTGTTCTGCGCGAGCTGTGCGGCGCCGTCGGGCAACAGGTGCGGCTCGAGCCTCGGGATCTCGCCGAGCATCGCGCGCCAGGTCAGGTGCATGGTCAGTCGTCCTTGTCGGTCACCGCGCGGATGTACTCCTGCGCGCCCTGCAGCCGAGCCTCACAGTCCGCATGCGCCACGCGAGCATCGCGAACGGCTTGCGCGGCGGCTTCAACGCTCACCCTCCCCTGTCCGGGCAGCGCCGGCCACCCCGGGCAGGCCACCATCACCCACGGCGGCGGCGCCGGCAGGCTCGGCCGCACGAGGTAGGGCGTTCCATAACAACCTCCAGTCAGGAGGCAGGCTGCGGCAATCAGCATCGGCTTCAACACGGATCTCCTTGACGATCGTGCGCACGCGCTCGGGCCGGGCGCGCAGCACCTCGATCTCGACGTGCAGCCGGTCCACCCGGCGGGCCTGATCTAGCGCCTCGGCCTGCGCGGCGGCGTTCAGCTTCGCTTTCTCCGCTCGGCAGTCCTCGCGAGCGGCGTCAGCGCCCGCCCAGTAGGCGCCGCCCGCCAGGGTCAGCACTGCCACCGCCGCGCCGCCGAGCATGTAGAGGTTCATCGCCGCACCGTCTCGGCCAGGCCCGATGCGATGGCATGCGCCGCCGCGCGCTGGCAGTCCGGGTCGATCAGCAGGTTGCGCTCGCGCTCGTTGCTCAGGAACGCCAGCTCGACGAGGATCGCGATGCGCTCGTAGCGCAGGATGGCGAGGTTCGGCCGGTCCTTCGCGCCGCGGTTGCGGGTGCCCAGCGCACCGCACACGCGCTTGTTCACCGCCTCGGCGACCCACTCATAGCCCGCGTGCAGCGTCTCGGTGCCGTGGGCCTGCGGCGACTCGGCAGCGTTGCAGTGCAGGCTCACGATGCAGTCAGCGCCGGCCGAGCGCAGCTTGCCGACCCGGTAGCGCAGCGCCGAGGGTTCCTCGTTGTCGCGCCGGGTCATGGCCGCGCTCCAGCCGCGCGCCAGGCACTCGTCGCGAAGGTGGTGAGCGACGGCCAGCGCCACGTCAGCCTCGCGGATGCCACCGTAGACGGCGCCCGGGTCGAACTGACCCCAGCTCTTGTTTCCGGCCCCATGTCCCGGGTCAATCCCGACTATCACGGCGATGCTCCGATCGGTGGCATTTCCGGCACAGCACTTCTAGATTGCTCGGCGAGTTGTTTTTCCGATTCCGGTCTTTGTGGTGCACCTCGATGCTCTCGGTTGACCCGCACCTAACGCACGTCGTTCCGAAGCTCTCAATGGCGCGCTTGCGATACCTACGGCCGCCGTGCTTGAACAACGGAGACGACTCGTATCGCATCGGCGGGCCGTCACCGTATTGCCGCGTCTCGTTTCTGCGAAGGAGCGGCTGGCGCTCTTTGCTCGACGCGGAAATCTTGGCCTTCGTCTGATCGTGATGAGAAAGGCCGTAGAACGGATTCAGGTCTCCAGATTGGCACTCGGATTGCGGCTTGGTTGGCAATCCTTCTCGCACGAGAAATGCCCACAGGGTCCGCTTCTCAAGGCCAAGCAGCTTCGCGGCGCTGGCAAGGTTGCAGCCATCCGGGTAGTAGTTGCGATCCAGCCAATCGCGAACGCCAAGCCCTGATATCAGGATCGCGGGCTCGACCTTTGACCCCGATTTGTTGCGACAGAGAATCGAGCAGAACTTGCGGCCAGTCTCTCGGCACGGTTTGCCACAGTACGAGCAGGCGGGCAGAATGCGCGCAGCCATCATTGCCTCCGACAAGGTGATGGTGGTTAGGGCGCGGGTAGGTGTTAGCGCACCAATCCGCGTCCGCCCATCTTCGCACAGCACTGGCTGCATGCACAGTGCAACGTGCCCGGGGTCGATGCCCACCACCATCGTCATGTCAGAGCCTCCTGTCCGGGTCGTCGCGGACCGTCGGCGCAACGCCGATGCGGCTCAAGAACAGGTCGGAGACGACCTGGAAGAACTTGTTGCCCGACCACCCGCATATCAGGCTCGCGAAGATGGCCAGCGGCTCTGACCAGGATGACTCGATCGCCCACAGGTAGGCCCCGAGCCCGGCAGACTGCGCCGCGAACATATGCCCGAGCGCGTTCGGGATGCGCAGCTTCGTCGGATCGGTTTTCACTTCGTGGAAAAAGCTCGTCACCCCGCCGAGCGCGGCGGCGGCGGCAGTCAGCGTGAAGTGCCAGGCGTTCATGGCCACGGCGATGCGCACCTTTTCCGCGCCCCAGGCGTCGGGCGGGAGGATCTGGGCGAACACGAACAGCCACCAGCGCACCGAGTAGGTCACGAACGCGACGGCGCCAACGGCCATCAGGATGTGGGCCTTCCAGTGCTCGCAGGCGTGGAAGTCGCGGATCACTTGAATCGGGGTTCGCACGTCGCAGCCTCCTGCTGGGGTGTGCTCCGTCCCGACACGCTCAGCCGGCTGGCCTCGTCATGCCCCGGGCGGTCGCGTTGGTGGATCCGGTCGCCTTGCCCTGCTCCTCGCCGCCCACGCGCATCGTGAACAGCTGCAGGTAGTGGCCGGACATCTGCCCAGCATCGGGCGAGGTATCAGCCTGCTTCGCGAATGCGCGGTGCAGGCAGTAGGCAATCAGCGCCCACGCCAGGTCGCCCTCGGCGGTGAGCGCCGGCGACGTGCCAACCAGGTCGTCGGTGTCCAGCTGCTCGGGAGGCTTGGCGTAGCTCAGCTTGATCTTGGTGCCCGCCTTGGCCGGGGGGTAGACCTCGTACACCTTGGGCTCGGTGTCGCGGTACAGCACGTGCACGATCTCGTCGGCCTCGGCCTGCGAGCGCCAGCGCGGCCGGGCCCGGGCGAGCAGCTGGCCGTCCACGGTCGTGATCTCGCGCTGCGATACCGCCGTGACGTTGTGCAGCGGCCGGAACAGCACGTCCGAGCCGTTCGGGAGCGTCTGCATGGGCCCGGCCACCAACGTCACTTCCTCGGTCGTCTCGTAGACCTCGGGCTTGATCGAGTACAGCGCCATCCGGCCATCGACCAGATAATCGACCAGCTCCGCGTCCGACCAGTAGCGTTTGCTCGCGTCCTGCAGCTGCGAGCGGACCGCGGTCACGACCTCGAGGACGGTCATCGTGGTCATCAGCTCAGCTCGTCGGCGGCGACCCGGTGCCGCGGTTTAGAATGCCCGGCCACGCCCCGGTCGGCCAGCTCGCTCATGCGCAGGTCGAACCAGCCGCGGTAGGACGCGGCCCGCTCGGGCTGCGCGTAGGGGGCGCCGGAGTGCGTGTGCAGCGCGCCGATCGCCCCGTAGCCGATCTCCTTGGCGTACAGCTCATAGAGCCAGTCCACGCAGGCGATCGCGTTGCGTCGGGGCTGGAAGGCGATCTCCAGCGTCAGCTCGGCGGCCATGTCGGTGGTCACGTAGGGCACCAGGCGCACCACGCCCGGGCGCGGCGCGTGCCAGAACTTGACCTCGTAGGTCGTGGCGACCGACTCGCCAGCCCATCCGTCCGGGTACAGGGCTTCCAGCTCGCGCTTGGTCTTGGGGTCGATCCGGCCGTAGGTCGACCAGACGTTGATGATCGAGCCCGGGAACACGTTCGGATCCTTGTCCGGAACCGCCGTCTCGGGATAGGCGGCCTCGATGTCCACGCCGGCCACGATCCGGGCGTCGATCCGGGTCTTGGCGCAGAACTCGATGGCCGCCTCGCGCACCGCGTCGATCATCGTGGGCAGGGGCGCCCCGTTGACCTCG